CCACGATACCTTAGTTTTACAGTCATTGTAATACTCCAGTACCACACCCCCGTTCCATGATGTGGTTTCATGCGTTCCCATTAGGGAATGAACGGACGTGGCGTGAGTTGGCTTCTACTGGTTCGATCCGAGCCGCCTTATTTTTTCTTCTTGACTTTGAGATTCTTTTTTTTAGAGGTGTAAGGACCGATATCTTCTCCAGTTTTTATGAGATGTTCAGTCCTTTTTTTTCTATGAGCTAACTTCTCTTTTAAACTCATACTGACTCAGCACCAGCGACGGAGCCATCAGCTGTATCACCAACCAGTTTACTACACTGTGCAGCTTGGTTAGCAGTTGTATCGTTATCGTTGTAGGGTATGAACCAGCGGTCACCTGTTGCATTTACTTTGTACAGTACTTGCATGGCGTCATTTCTATATGCTGGATCATAGCCTGTACCAGATGCTCTGGCCATAATTCATTCCTCCTAGAATGCTACGTTTGATCGTTCAAGTTTATCGTATAAGTCCTGACGATAGGCAGGGTCTTTATCATAGCGAGGATCTGACATAGCTTTAACTACTTCAGCTTGACTACGGAATCCATCTGTAGCTCTAGCTGCTTTGCCTTGAAGCATACGCCCTTCATAACCCTCTACGTTATCATACTCTGCCTTCATACCAGCTACTGCTATCTGAATTGCGGTTGGGTTACCTGCATCAATGATTGAATTAAAAGCATCTAATGCTTTCTCCTCCATATTATCTGCAGCCCATGAGGTAAGCTTATTGTATTCTGCTTCACCACCTACTGAGCTATAAACTGTGTTCATCTCAGCATCAGTTAGATCTGGACCACCACCTACTGTGTCAGAAGCATTCTCTTGTATTGCAACAAAAGCATTAACAAGATCTTTGCTATCCATCTTTGCAAACTGTTCCATAGTCTCTGCAGATAGAGCACCATCATTTTCATAGTACTCTGCTGAAGCATCTTGGATTAAGTTCACACCTTCATAAGTAGCTTGGTCTAACTCTACTTCATCTTCATCTAGTGTAGTGTCTTCGACTTCATCATCATCGGACCCTAGCTTCTTCTGTAGTTCAAGGTATGCTTGTTCTAATTGTTCAGCATTCTCATACTTACCAGCTAGTAATTCATTCTCTTCTTGTCCTAGTTTCTCTGCTACCTCTAAGGAGTTCTGTTCTTCTTCCGAAAACTCGGGTGCATCTGGATCCGAAGGATCATAGTTCAGTGTTTCCGTCATCCTTTACTCCTCGTGCGGTGGATACTGTTAAGTTACCTAAGCCTACTGTCTCTACATAATTAGGGTCAACACCTATGGTAGGTTTACCTATTACATTAGTAGGCTTAGCTATGTCTATCTTATCTATCAATGTTTCCGGCTTACTTACTTTAGGCAGGGGTTTCTTCCGCACCTTCTCCGGGCGGCTGGCCTTGATTTTGTTCATTTGCTTGATCAAATTGTTGTTTGAATGACTCTGCCATTGCAGGGTTCTTACTAGGATCCATAGCAGGTGCGTTTGCAAATTGTCCAGCTTGCTTCAGCATCTCCTGCTGTTGCATCTGTTGCATCTGTGCATCCTTCTCTGCAGCCATAGTTTCAGGTGTCTTAACTAGGTTAAGTACATCTATACCTTGAGCAGCTGCGAGTCGTTTAACATACTCACCTGGATCAAGGAACTTAGCCATGATCTCTGGTCCCATAGTTTGAGCGAGAGTTTGTGCAAAGGAAACAAGACTATCTTGATCTTGTCCTCTACCAATAGCATTAACACCAGCAACAATAGTAGGAGAAACGATATCCTTAGGTATCTTAGGTATCTCTCTATTACGTTGTAGTATATGTAATGTTCTATCTAGGTATGGTACTAGAAACTCAACTGTAAGTAAACTAAAGAGTCCACCTAACTGTTGTTCTAATTCCATCTGCGTGAGGCGTACCTCTTCAGCAGTTGTTCTCTCACTTTGTCTGACTTGGAGCACAAGGAAAGCATCGCTTATCCTACGCTCTAAGTTCTGCATTTGTTCAGACGCTGTTCTAAAATCAGCAGTCTTCCCAACCTGGATAACACCAACATCATCAGGTCTACCCTGAACGATTGCTCCGTTACCAGCATCGGCTATAGTCTTTGGTTTCGTAGTAGAACTAGGAGACACTAAGAAGACTACCTTACTAGCTGCAGCTGACCCTTCAACAAGGGCTTGGGATAATCCTTCTAGGGATCTAATGTCCCCAAGGAATTCTTCTACTCTACCCCTTCCGTAATCTTCTCCGTCCACTGTATTGAATCTCAATACCAGCCAGGGAGATGCATTCTTCGGAGCAGTGCTGCGACTACCAGGTAGTATGTTATCAAACGCTTCTTGATGCCATACCCATCTACCGTTCTTATCATATCTGACGTAGGTGTATACCTCAACGTCTTGATCATCGGATCCTGTCTTGCCATCATCCCCTGGAGGATTAGGTAAAGGTACTGGCAGATCCTCACCAAGTATCTTACGACTGATTAGTTCCTTTGTTACGATCTCACATACATTACCGTTACCATCTCTGTTAACAACAAAACGGTTAAGGGGATAGTTTTTGAGACCACTCTTATCCATGAATATCAATGCGTTACCAGAAACAATCAAATGTTTGAGTGCCTGGTGTACAACAACTCTATCACTAGAAGCATTGATATGATCCATGATCATCCTTTCCATCTTAGCAAAGGATAAATCTAATTCACTTCTGATTTCTGGTGGGTAATCTACACCAAGTTTATCATCCTTGATCTGTAGTTTAAAGAAGCTAGTCTGTGGAGGTATCAAAGCAAGCATTAATTTTGCTGCTAAGTTAACCGTACACTTAGCTCCTACTGACTGCCAAGGTGTGTGTAGTTTTACATGAGTTGGGCGGGAACTGAGATCTTCTTGAATCAGGTAAGGTAATGTTAATCTAGAACACTCAACTGCGGTATCAAGGAACTGTGATCTACCTCTTGTTAGTTGTGTGTATCTATCTCTTGCTTTCATTTAGTGTTACCTGTTTTTAATGCATTCTTGTTAGTCGTTGCTTCTTGCTCTGCTTCTTCTGCAGTTCTACCGTAGTAATTGTTAGTTACTTGTGCAGGTTTATCATCATCCTTATCTTTTCTAGATAACTGCTGAGCACCATACCCAGCTAAACCGCCTGCTAATACTGGACTGCACATAATTAATAAGCCCTGTTAGATTTATTACTAGACTGACTACCCTTCTGACCACTAGCAGTTGGTCCTCGGTTAGATTGGCGCCTAGCTTCTTGCTGAGACCTATCGTTGATGTTCTCAACTTCCATATTATTCACCTTGTCTTGTGGTGATTCAGGTCCAGGTTCTATTACTCTTGGTGGGGGCGGCCTATAGGTAGGCGCTGCTGATCCTCCTCCTAAACACATAATAATAACTCCTTATTCTGGTACGTTAACACCACCAGCTGGGGTATCAACACCAACTTTCTTGGGATCAATTGCTCCGAATTCTTTCACACCTTCTTTGGCCTTCTTGATTTCTAGAGCTTTCTTCTTCTTGGTATCGATCTTCTCATCGTCACCAGTTTCTTCTTTAATTTTTTCTGGTTCCACCATCTCAGGTCTAGCTTGAGCAGCCTTAACTGTTGGAGCAGGCTGTTGCCTTGCTACAGGTGGAGGGCTTGGCGGCTTTGGCGGCGCCAATGGTCCTACACACATTAGATTTCTTCCTCTTCTAATAGGTTTTTTATATACTCTACCACGCTGGCTTGCCCTGCGCGATACATAATTGATTCAATTGGTTCCTTAGGGTGGACAGGGCTCCACTTAAAATGATCCTCTATTTGTTTAAGAAGATCATCCACCCTCTCGTTGTGGAGCTTAAGCGTATTGAGGGAGATTTGTGTTGGCATGTTCAAAAAAGGCTGGCATTCTGGCTCTCTGTGTCTCAGAAAATTCTGGGGCTTTACCCTCATACATTAATCGATCACTAGCATCTAGCCAAAAATTTTTGTCCAAATATTTATCGGTAGTATTTATACCTAGAGGTTCCATAATCCAGTTAATGGTGGCCTTCCTAAGTTTATCCAAAGAAGGAGAAGGAGATAGACCCAACTCGCGACATACAAGAGAATTCGCTCCGACATGGATCTGCTCGTCCCTGGAGATATCGGCAGATAGAGTGCGAAGAGCAGCATCCCCATTAAACCTAAAGAAAGGGAGTAGAACGAAGAAGATGGCCCGCTCTGCGACCAAAGCTTTGGTAATTGTATGATCAGGGTGGTTAATCCATGCATCTCTAATTAGCTTCCCCTCTTTTTCTGTTTTTTCATCTGTACCAAAGGCATCTGTATAGTATCCGAGAGCAAGATCATGTCTTTCTTCGTCTTTAACATTGTCCTCTAGTAGTTTTCTAGCGTTATCGGGAACAGTCTTTTCAAGACCTTCCGTAATAAAGGCACCCACAGGTAGCTCCAGATGACGTGCTGAGAGCGCACGCCTAATAGTATCCTCTGCTCCATCTTTTAACTTTCCAATGGTGGGTTTTACGGGGGACCATTTACGTTTACGGTCCATTAATTTTTCATACGGATGTTTTCTCATCATTCTTGACAGTCACAGGTTACAGGTTCATTTAAAATGTCCTGTAAGTAATCATCGACTTCGGCTTGATCTAATGCAGCATACGCATCGGTCTTATCTTGTGTGTCGCCCATTACTTGCAGGGAGTAGTAAAGGGAGGTCTGGGGTGAAACTAACCACTCTTCCACGAATTCACGATCGTAGGTTACCACATCACTCCAAGAGTTGAATGAGTATCCGTGAAGAAGTCCCGTATTATTTAACATAATCATCAGTTCGTCAGCTACCTTCTTGTAACCGTACCAACCGACTTCACTAGCGATTTCTACATCGCCATAATCATAAGATTGTACACCGAACGTGCCGCTATCACGGTCCACAGTCCGGCTTATAGGTGGTGCTATTTCCGGCGTGGCTGTATAACCGTCCAAGTCCTCACTTCTATATGAACATGAGGCAGTGGGAGCTATAGCAAAAGCTCTCACCATATTATTTTCTCGTGCTATCTCAGCTGCTCTGTTGATACCTTTCTGGATATCTAAAGCTAACTGACCTGATCTAGTTGTTGGGTGAGATTCACCACTATTAACTAAATGTAATGCAGCACCAAACTCTTCATAAGTTACGCTGTATCGGCGCAAGAGGTTGGCGAGCCCGAGGACGCCAAGGCCGACCTGTCTGTCGGAATCACTTGGCAAATATTCTCCAGTTGCTCCAACACCTGTCCGACCATGGAGCTCGCACAGTTGGTGCATACCTTGATCGAAAGCCGACTCGATGGAGCCAAGCTCACAGGCTGCGAGATTGACATGTTGTAACAAGCATGTTCCGCGTGAGGGCAGGTAAACCTCAAGACAGACGTTGCCATAAATTCGTTCTCCTTTGGTATCGTATTTAACTTTGTTAAGCCATATGTCTCCAGATTTAATTCCATATAATAAGGCGTCCTTTACTTGATTATCACAACTTTGCCACCATCCCGTATCAATGTCGACGCACCTTTTGACCCAGGGGAGCTCGGCTCTAGGAGTTGTAATAAAATCAAGGATATCGGCATGGTTAAGATCACAATGCAAAACAACAGCACCGTTCTTATAAACGCCACCTCTTCTAAGTGTTTCATTTAAGCTTGAGTAGATTTTACCGAACGATACAGGTCCAGAAGCTGTAAGACCTTTTCCATTTTCTGCTCCTTTGGGACGGAGCTTTGATAAATGAACAGCAACTCCCGCTCCAAATCTGAGTCCGTGTGAGACATATCTCCAGCTCGCTTCGATTCCATTTTCTCCCTCCATAGAATCCTCTACGACGAAAACGGTACACGATACTGGTAGTCTAGATTCAGGATTATCCAACCATGATTGGACCCGCCCTGTGCGAGATATTACATTAGCAGTCATTTCAAAATAAGTCCGATAGATCAGGTGGTTTATAATTCGGGCCTTTTAAGACCTTTCCATCTTCTCGATATATTGGTTTACCGTCCTCATCGAGTTTGGACATATTGCTCTCATGTACTCTGTTTAAAGCTTCATCTAAGAACCAACCCATATTCTCTGCATATTGATAGCAGACATATACTAAGTCAGCAAGTTCCTTTAAACAATCAGCTTGATGATTTCTACCATGCATAAAGAGCATACCCTCAGCTTGTAGAAATTCTTTAAATTCTTCAACAATTAATGCATGTTGACGTGCTCTATTTGAACGATCAGCGCTGTTCTGGATCCCGTATTTGGATCGGAATTCCTTCGCCTGCACTGATAAGAAGGTTTTCTTCATGGTGAAGTTCATTCTCTAGGTAGTGGATTGCTTTTTCTAGGTCTTGTATCTTACTATCTTTGTAACCTGCTCTGCAGATATACTTGATGGCATTACCTAGGTGGAAGTTTAGCTCTTGTTCTCTAATAAAATCCCAAACATCGCAGGAACCTCGTTGATAGTAGGTTGGACCTTTGGCCATTGTTTAACTAAATTGATCATTGAATTAGCAAGAACAAAGTTCTGCTTCTGCAGTGCTAAGAAGACAGTGACGATATCTTTGTATTCGACTTCGCCACTGTTTAACCTATCACTTATTTGCCTTAGCTTTAGATCCTGCTCCATAGTTAACTCTGTAATCGGAGGCGGGGGACCAAAGTTTAGGCTTCTGTTTTTTGAAGTCATAGTCATCTACTGTAAGTATGCGAGCGAGTCTAGCATTAATCAATGCTTCCTCTTCTGAAAGGTCTCTCTCAGCAAAAGCTTCGACGACTGCTTTCCAGGTATATCCTTTTTCTTTGAATAGCGATTCTGCTCTCTTAACTCCGATTCCAGGGACGCCGCCATATCCATCAGTTTGATCTCCAGAAATAGACTGGATAAGATGCCAAGCTGCTCCTGCTTCGGGATCGATTGTGAAAGTTTCTTCAAAGTTATATAGTTGCCCTGGGATCTGCCTCATGTCCTTATCAGGAGAGGCTATGATATTACCTGGATACTTAGTGGCATAAATGCCCATACTGTCATCGGCTTCGAGCGTTGGTTTAATAATAACCTTATACTCTTCTCTAAGAGCATTGATAACACGCTTATAACCGCAGGGCTTCTTACGGTTCCGATGACCCTTATATTCAGGTAATATTTTTTTCCTAAAATTTGTACTGTCTGAGAAGAACAGTATTATAGAAGCGAATGACCCAAGTTTGTTTTGAAGCTTGGTAATCTCTCGCTTTGACGCGCTGTAAGCGTCGCTAAACTTACTAGTGACAAGGATAGTATCATCACCCCAGTCAATTTCAGTTTCTGCAGCCGCGCACGCCTTATAGACGATGAAGTCTGCATCGCATAGAATTTTCATATTTAATGTACATCTGCCCATGTCTTGCCGCTTTGAGCCTCTGCTGCTATGGGTATTCGGAGATTGTAATATTCTCCTGCTTCAGCAGCGGAGAGAACAAGAAGAGATTTGAGATCATCAACATGTTCTGGCTTTGATTCAAACTGCAGCTCGTCATGAATAAAAGCGAGCTGGTTGCAGCGTAAATCCATTTTCTTGATATGGTCATGGGTGGTAACCATCCAACGTTTTGCTAAGATCGCCGACGATCCTTGGATGAGGTAGTTGAGAGACTTATGCCGCGAGTCAACGCCGATACGACGACGGTCGAGTCCGTGGACATAACCTCTCTCACTAGCGAGGTGTACTGCTTCCAACAGTTCTTTAAGACCTGGAATGGCAGCAATGTATGCCGCCCGTATCTCCCTTCCTTTCTTCTTCGCTGCCTTCTCTGATAATTGCTTATCATAAGTATAGCCTAGTTTGAGATTCCCAGCCCCGTAGAGGAAGGCATAGGAGATTGTTTTGACTTGTCGTCTTGTGACTCCGATGGCTTCGGCATTTGTGGCGTGGATATCTCCGGTAAGGAGGATTCGGGAATAGCGTCCTTCATCATATCTGGCGAGATAGTGGGCAAGCATCCTGAGCTCAATACCGCTAAGGTCGGCACCCACCATAAGTGTGCCAGGTGATGCACGGAATAATTTTCTGAATCTTTCATCTGATGGAACCTGTGCTAAATTTGGATTTCGATGTGAGCATCTAAAAGTTTGGGTTGTAGTGGAACAATGATGATGTATCTTAGACTTCGTAACAAGCTTCTGCCATGCGTTCACGCCTTCGGATATCATCCCTAAAGCCTTCGAAAGTTCCAGGAGCTTGAGAAAATGTAGAGCAGTATCCGTCCCAATGTCCTTGAGTACCGTCTCGTCTATGATCGGCTTTTCTGACTTCAAGGTCATTAATTTGGGCGTCCAACCACAGTGTGTTTGTAATATCCATGCTATATGGTCTCTAGATGTAGGATTAAGCTCCTTAAGTCGGGTGAATGATGCACCTTCTATGTATCCTTGTGTCCTGTTATTTCGTTTAGGAGTGAACACCTTTCCTGCAACGTAAGGGAATTGTTCTCGAAGTATTCTAGTAGTTTCCTCCACCTCTCGTCTGAGAGCTGATTCGAGACTTCTAGCTTCCTGTTCATCAAAGTACCATCCATGTAATTCTTGTTGTGTAAGTATGTGGGCTACCTGGTGCTCCATTTGGATCCATCCAGGTATGGGTGGAAGTGTTGACATAGTTTGTTAGTAACAACAACGTCTTGAGTGCAGTAAGCTTGCATCTCTGGTGACCACTCTTTCCAATCAGTATTTTTAGCAAAGTTCCCTTTGTACTCATTGAGTCGATACCCGTAGGCTTCGAGAGAGTGGCGGCCATATAATTGTAATGGCATATGTTTCCAGTTTCTTGCTTTATCTATATCGAGTAAATTCGGATGATATAAGCGAGATAACAAAAGAGTGTCAATAACAGTACCCCTAGGATTAAACCAAGGGTAGATGCGCTTAATAATAGGAATGTCAAAGCTGATAATATTGTGACCAATAAGGTAGTCAGCAGTTTCGAGCCAAGAAAGACCTGTAGTAATGGAGTAGTTGCTAGCCATCGGCGCATCCTCCTTAATACTGTAGGTACCATCCCCATACGGTTCATCATTAAACGACTCTGTAATATTCTCTTCGCACCAATGGAGTGCAATACAGTGAATCCTGGTAGCATCATTGAGAAGTCCGTTGGTCTCCAGATCGAATACTACCGGCCCCACCTCTCCAGTCATAGGTTTTGTCGATAAATCTGGCACGTTCTACTGCCTCTTTAGTTGGTGGGTTAGGTTTATTTAAATATTGATACCATGGGTGTATGTACTCAGAAGTCTTTTGCTGGGTCAAATTTTGGTTCCGTAGTTTCATGTTCAATGAATCTGCAAGTGTTTAAATCATAACTTAATGTACATGCGACGCCAACTTCGCCAGAATAACGATTCTTAAGGACTCGCACAGTCGTAAGCTTTCGTTCAACATCGGCCTGCTGATCGACTTCGAGGGCAACCACTTGATCGCTAATTTGAGCAATACTATGAGATCCTCTGAGGCTACTGAGTGATACTCTACCTCCTTCTTCGTGAGAGTGCTTGTCATTTCCTGACCGCCTTAAATGCGAAACTAAAAATAATGCGATGCCTGTACGTTCTACCAAGCTACGTAATTTGGTCATGGTCACGTCAATCATGCGACGCTCATCACCTTCAAGACCACTTAATAATATACTAAGGTGATCTAGAAAAATGATTTTGCATTCCAATCCGCAAGCCATGTATTCGATTCGAGAATAGATGATATCTGGATCATAACTTCCAAACCCATCAAAACAATAAAGATTCCAATTGGCAATACTATCTCCAAAGGCGGAGTCAAGTTCTTCTTGTCCATATTCTCCTATGTGTAAGTTCTTACCTACAGTTGTGGACATCAATCCAAGTGCGGTTCGTCTATTGCTTGCTTCAAGCTCCAAGATCCCAACCGATTCGCCTTTGATAAGCAAGTCAGTTGCAATGTGACGGATGAGGGATGTTTTTCCTGAGCCAGAGCCAGCACAAAATGTAGTAAGCTCTCCGTACCTGATCCCGTGTAGTTTCTCGTTAAGTCCTTTGAAGGGGTACTCATGATCAAATGCTTTTTGTGGGGTTGTTACCAGATTCCTAAGAGTTTTTGCATCGACGATTCCATCAGGTCTGAACGACTCAGCGTTCCATATCGCTTTTCGAATTGCTTCAGCATCATTAGCTTGGAGTGCGTCGGACGCATCCTTGTAGCCTTGGACACGAGCGATCTTGACCTTGCCAGGTGGTAGGACGCTTGCCGCCTCCTTCGCCGCCTTACGGCCTGAATCGTCATCATCAAAGAAGAGTACGATCTCTTCGTAACCCTGTAATAGTGGGATCTGCTTTCGAACGTCCTTCTTAGCGGAAGTGGCACCATGGGGTAAAGAAACCATTGGCCATCCTGGCATAGCTTCAAAGCACGATGCAGCATCTAGCTCACCTTCAGTAATAACAATACGTTTACCAGTACTAGGAAACAAATGCTGACCAAATAAGGTGTCAGTGGAAACTCCTTCATATAAAAACTCTTTGGATTTTGTTTTTACCTTTACACCTTTAAGGATACCATCACTTGTGAAATAAGGAAACCGTAAAGTATTCCCATCACGAAAGATGCGATAAAAGGAGTTGGTTTTTTCAGATATTCGTCTTTTCTTGAGAGGTTCGACCGTTCCTTTAAGTTCGACATTGGTGGTCATGTTTCGATTGTGAAATTCATTATCTCCTGCTGTTCTATGTTCACACACAAAACAGAAAGTGTGCCCATCAGAGTATAAAGAATTAGCATCTGATGAGCCACAGTTATCGCAAGGCATGTGCCTCACGAACTCGTTCTCCATTAGACTAACCAATCAATTGGTATATCGTGAAAGTGTGTCCAAGGTATGTCATGTTTCTCACACCATTGGGCATATGTTGTTTTAGATTTTTTTGAAATTGTATTATAAGGTGCCTGAAATACCATTCTTAAATCTATATCTGGATTGTCCCGCTTAACTGCGAGCACCTTACGTCTGTCTGAGGGCTCCCAATATCCCTTTGCTTCGAGATAGACATGATTTGGGAGCACAAAATCAGGCAGATAATTGTGTTGAATGGTATAAGGAACCTTAGTAGATTCGTATTCATAAGAGACTCCAAGCCCTTCAAGAAGATCAGCGATCCTCTCTTCTAACTTGGATCTAAATTTAGAAGTCTTCGTCGTCGTCTTCATTTACAGAGCAGGGTGTAGTATCTGATACAACATTAGGGTCAGCTGTCTTGTACCCTGAAGTCTTACCAAATAACTCTGCTACTTCATTAGCGTCAAGGTCACCGGTATCTACACCAGCATCTCCTTTTACTGAGACAACCTGTACACCAACCAACTTAAGAGAACTTCCATAGGTAACACCATCTCTAAGAATATAAGGCTTTTGATAAAAGCCAAGCTTAACAGTAGATCCGGCATAAAGAGGAGTCTTTGTATCAGTTACAGGCGTGCCCTCCGTGTCTACCACGGGCGGACGATTGTCCTCATTCCATGAGAATTTTATTTTATATTTACCCTTGGAGACTTCTTCCCACGGCTCAGGCTTGAGCGTGGATCTTTTAGGGTTTTTTAATTTGGACTCAGCCCATTTAAGAACTTCAGCCCTTTCAGATTCTAGTACGTCAACAGTATCACTGTCAACAACAGCCGAGAGAGAATAACCAAACTTACTAGGTGCTAGTACAGCTTGGAATCCCTCAAGTGTGACTTTATCAGTCTTGTGTATAGTTCTAGCCACCAGTAAGCGCCTCTTCTAAGGACTCAGGTTCCTTGTCCAATGCGTCCAGGTCTTTACCTGCTTTAGCTGGTTTCAGCTGAGCTACTTGTGTTACTAGCTCCTCCTTGTACCTATTAAGTTCAACGATACGAGCTTCAACTGCAGTCAATTCATCCTGCTTTACCTTAAGTTCAGCAGCTTTAAGCCTCTCTTCAGAGACCACTACTATCCTAGTAGGTGAGAAGAATGATTCAAATAGTGATGGATAATACATTAACAGAAAAAATAAGTTGATTCAATTACGGAACCTGCTTTAAGGTTACCAATAATCGGTGGTTCAGACTTAGCTCCTATTTGAGAAGCGAAGTCGGTTAAGTAATCATGTTCAGCAAATAGGTACATGTACTTCTGCCTTACTATCCTAGATAGTTCAGACATATCAGTAGCACGACATAGTACACTGTCATGAATTAAAGCAATAGGGTTATCAAAATCTTGTACAGTAAGATGTAATAAAGAAGCATCTAAAGAATGGATGAGATTAGGTGCAGTAGCAGCCTTATGTCTGTTCTTATCTATCTCATTAGTATCATCTGTAGCTACTCTTAATTGACAACGACCAAGAAGCTTGAGCTCAATAGTCTCTACCTTCTTCTTCATTATCCTCTGTTTAACTACAAAACCAGAAGGTGTGACCCATTCTAATTCAGTAGCTCCATCTTTAATAGCATTAGATACTTCATCTTCAATCCATTTCATGACTGACATAGGGCCAGGCACAACAAAGTGCATAGCATCTCTAACAGCCTGCACAACGATTGTGAGATCATCTTTATCTATTTCAAACCCTTTATCTTTCAACGCATCTCTAATATATGTACGATTAGAGAATGGTTTAGCATTGTAAGGTATGGTCATGACAACTCTCTTACAACACTTACGATCCCAATATTGATGTAGGATCTTAGGTATATTTGGTAAGGATGTTTCAGCTATCTTAGCATAGGCATCTTGCGGTCTGCTGGAAGGAATCACATTAACAAGTTTTGCTGTGTCCTGGTCGCGTGCCAAACCAGCTAAGATTTGGAGACCACTGCAAGTAGCATCAGTAGCTACTGCGAGTCCAGTCGTTTGGCGGCTACCTATGATAACACAATGGTAGTATTCATCACATGCTGCTAGGAATTGCCATGGTTCAGAGGCTCCTTCCCAAGACCCAATATTATCTACAGGATCTTTCGCAACATTCTCAATAAGACTAAGGTGATCTTTTACCCATTGCTGTCTTTCATCCCATGTGTCCTTATCCTGACCATAAGTAGTAGCAACTTGAAATGCTAACCATTCTTTCGCTTCCTCATTTAAATATGACTCATCAGAAAATCTTATCAATGACTTCCCGAAATCAGTATCTTGTGGTGTGAGAAATGCGGGTATAGGATAAGCCCTACCTCTATAATCAAAAGACCAAGGTATATAAAACCTCTCAACATCTTTAAACCTCTCTACAGCTTGCATAGTCATACGAGTTCGACATGAACGTCTGAACTCATTCTTCTGTAGGTTCTCTACCTTCGCTCTATCCCTTCTATACTTCTTACGAGAATCAAAGTTCTCTTCTATATCAGGTGGCTTAGGTGGTAGGTCGTAGTGGATGATAGGAAGAAACTTACCAACACTTATACCAGCCTGTTGCAATTCGGATGCAACTCTGGACGTGAAAGGGTTCAAGCGATACCCAACCTTCTGTATCTTATTGATAAAGGCTAACGGTGTTTCTCCCTGTATAGGGAAGGGGTTGGTTTTCCGAATTAGATCGTGCCCTTCCATCACCTCATTCAAGATATAGCCTCCCTTTTCGTGGTTGCTCCAGTCGTTGGGTTCAACAAGCATTGGCCATGTTAGAGGGCTGAATAGCTCAGCCTCATTCATCACGGCGTCCTTGATGTCTAAGAACTCTGCAGTAGGTAGGACATAGGTAATAGTCTTACGTCCTTCCCTTATAGGCATCTTCTCAAACCAACCACTAGATTCCATTATACAATCCAGTAACCAAGCACCTAGCTTAACTCTTACAGAGGTTGACCAAGGTTCCCATTTCTTAACATTATAACGATTCATTAATGTACGAATCACTGTTAATTTCTGCTTAGTTCCTATAGATTTATGCCAATAGTTCTTCTTGAGTGTATTCAATAAGCCTGGTGCTTCTTTTTCATAGTGCCTCATTCTACACTCATCTTCTATGGCTTGTCCTATAGACTCTATAACATTAGTTGCTTGATTACTGCCATCTTTAAAGCTGAAAACCTTATCGATTGTGAGTTTACATGCTATTGCAGCAGCAGCTAGAGGTTCTAAGTTAGATAGGAATTGGTGTATGTGCTGAAAGGCCACACCATTGTGTCTGGAATGTATGCGCTCTGTAGTATCAGTAATTCTCTTAACCAATAAAGGTAGAAGAGTATCGATGCTAGCGATACCATAAATAGTAGCAGACGCATAAGATTGATTCTCCAGTTTAATAGTGTTATCCTTAAGCCTCTTGAGTCCTTGTCTTATCTGATCACGCTCTAACTCTACCTGCTCATGTATCTGAGACTGGGAATGAGTTGGCATAGTCGTCTAAGTCTTCTTGAATTTGTTCTTCTATTATATCAGCAATCTCATCATAATGTGGATGATCAGCTGGTAATGATTCATATGCTCGCTTCTGATAATCTATTATCTCTTCAGGCGAGTGGATCTTCGAAAGGGTCATAGTTTAACTCTGGTTGCATAATGTGAACTGCATCACGAGTACATACAGTGAACTCTGATTCACCTAAGTCCATGATAGCACGACACTTGTTCTTAGCATCGCCAACTCTGGAATATGTGTATTCCTTAACCTTACCTGTTTCTAAATTACGTTCTCTAATGATGCAAGATACAGAGCTGGGTAACTCCCAACCCATTACCTTCCACTCATAGAACTCATCGAAAGGGATAGGTAGAAAGAACTTATCAGGGCACTCTTTATATGCAGCCCAATTGTTAGGGTAATAGCGTTTCTTTTTAGTCATCAACAAGCTCCACGTCTACTAAATAGTCGTCATGTAAACAGGCTTCTTCATATGCATCGTAAGCGATGTCATACTCGGTGCCACTGTGATTCATAATGAAATCCCTGCCAGATGACAGGGTAACTAGATACTTAGGCATTCGATTGTGAAAGTAAGTGTTTAATTAATGCCTTAGATCTGCGTTTAGCATCACGTAAAGCTTGAGGTTTTAAGGTGCGTTTAGCCTCCTTATTTGAATGATGTTGCCAGTTAGGTGTTACTGTCATCAGTATTGCCTCCATGATGCTCATCATTCGTTGGCCTGTCCTCTATTAAACGATGTTCAATAGAAAGAACAGGTAACATGCCCTTAAGTGCATCAACTATCTCAAAGATAGCTTGCCTTGGGTCATGATTAGTCTTCACTTTAATAGTGAACTCGTACTTTTTAAATTGATCCATAGTTTAATATAAAGGATAAGGGATGGTGAGTCCCTCAGTAAATCCCCGAAGGGACTTAGAGAGAGATTCAGTCTTTAGCTGTTAGTTCTTGATAACGATTAACAACATACTCATGTGCTTTTAAAGCATGTGGCTTTACCTTATTGAATAAATCAACATGAACATCCCATACTTCCTTGAGTTCAACAGTGTGAATGTACCACCTATTGCGTGCGTCCTTGATGTAGGATGCTGCACTAATGACTGGTACCTCGTCAAGGTGAGAAGGTATGATGATAGGTTCCTTGTGAGTAAAGTCACGCTGCTTTGTTATAACAACAGGTAACTGTTCTTCGCTAGTCTTACGAACTGGCTTAGGATTGAGCTTCTTTGGTGTTGCTGTCATAATAAACAGTAGGTGAACAATAGGGATAGTTAATCCCAAAGCGGGTAACCGGATTCGAACCGGTAACAACAGCTTGGAAGGCTGCAGTTTTACCGTTAAACTATACCCGCTGGCTGTTAGTCAGCCGTGAATGCACCATTCCGTGCATGATCATCAATAGCCTTATCAGCAGCCGTTAGAATGTCTTCTACCACTGCATCCTTGCTCTCTGCGTCCTTGTCCTCATACTTAGCGAGGGTTTCGTCTAAGTCTTTTTGTACAAGTTTACGAGCAAACTTTAACATAGTATCCTTATTAACCCCGTTAATTAATACTCTATCTTCATAATCACGAGTAACAATTAGTGCCTCATGTTCAGAGCAATAGTGTATATCAGCGTTAGGGCCTAAGTAATACTCATGTGTGGATTCGAAAGTTAACATAATGCCGAGGCGATTGTGAAAAGAGAGTGATAAGAACCACTCATAAAATCCACCGAAGTGGAAGGATTTAAGGAGTGAATCAAGGATGATTGATTGTATTCTTCAAGAATATATAAAGAAGAATAGTAATACAAACCAAGACGATGAATGAAGTCATAAGTGTGCATAACGATTGTCATTTAATGACCTGAATGTTAACTCTTTGAGTGCGTCCAGGTTATTCAATGGATCATCATTATCACTTAATTCTTCACAAGTTGTTGACTCTATCTGTTCCTTAGTATAGTTTGTTATCTTATAACAACCGTTTGCTAGGCTGTTGATAATCTCTTGAGGAACTTCATTGGCTTTGATTACATCAAGATACTTATTAATGTGTCTTGTTGTTGTTGAAGAATACCAAGTTGTACTCTTAACATAACCTAAGTCTGGATGAAATCCTGCAACAGGTGTTTCATAACTAAAGAAAACTTCAGTACCATCGTTATAATTAACTAAGGTCTGATTAGAGCCTAATTGTTTTAGTTGCATGAGTGAACTAATTGTGAATTAAGTGAACAAATGACACAGTTAAGTGTCAACGATCCTAAAGGGAATTGAACCCTTATCTTGTCAGTGACAGTGAAATGATTTAACCGTTAATCTATAGGATCAGGAAAGAACGGTTAGTAATAACCAGCCGTTCGATTGTGAATGTTAATTAGTGAGACTAATCAGTGAACCCAAGTTGATAAGTTCTTTCGGTAGATAGTAGGTTGTTGTTAACCCATTGACCAATAGAAGTTTCAGGTGTTGAGTTATAAAGAAGCTCACGAATTGCATCAGCTGCTACATCAAAGTATGTATACTTTCCACCGTTCTTATACTCTACTTGAGCGATTCTTTCAAGCTCATCAACATTTAGTTGATTAACGGCAGAAGATTTAACGTTGAGTGATTGCATGATGATTTGTGTTAGATAGTGAGTGAATTAGTTTGTGTTAATCAGAGGACGTAATTAGGATCAATTCCTAACTCTTCAGATGATAAGATTTCATAGAAGTTCTTACTATCATACCTCTGAGTATTCATTAACTTAAACATAGCAGAATCGTAATCTTGATGATTACTTAAGGCGATAGTTTCGCCAGGTTGTTGTTGAACAAGATACCACATAGTTTGTGTTAGTTAATGGACAATTTGACTCATTTAAGAGTCAATAACTGGTAGAGGAATTGAACCTCTATGTAATCACCAGATCCAGCAAGATTAAAGAGCTTCGATCATATTAACTTGATCGTAATCAATGCCGTAATGTTCACACAACTGTTCATCAGGATCTTGATAAATACCGTCTTCGATTGTGTAAGGAACATCATCAACAATTACATCAATTTCATCGAAGTCTTGTGTATCATTATAAGACCACATTAAATCAGTTGTTGTTAGAAACTGTTCTAAGCTTGGTTTACAATGAATGAGGACTGATTGAGTCATGATTGTTGTTAACGAGTGAATGGAGATTGTCTCTCCTTTGTTTACATTTTAATTATAGCAGGGTTAAGCAGGTTTGTCAACACCACTTAACACTCTGAAATAATTACACATTGCTACGCATTTCTTTGGTAGTAAATTCTAACATATCATACAAACGGTTATCATCAATTAGTGATGCATATTCAACGATGATTGCATTAGTTAACTCATGATCTCCATTTGTTAAATATGATAAATTCATGCAAAGTTGTTCACGTAATGTTGTCATTTAGTAGACCTCAATTTGTTTACATTGTTAATATAACATGGATCAGAGTATAAGTCAATAGGTCGTTACACTTTGTAATCATGATACTAACTGTTTGTGTCTATTTGTTAACATACGCGCACAGATGAGCACACAATGTAACACATAAGCAATGCTAATCTCCCGCTCGTTGCTACGCAACTCGCTCAATCAGCGGCAGTAGTGCACACTTAGTGCATGCATATCACGTGCAATGCATCATCAAAGGGAGCGAGACGCGAAGCGTCGAGCGGGATCTCAGCTTTTCAAGGACCGCCATGGGGGTATTGCGAATGATTCTCAATAAGTAATAGACTTCACAAAATTATGTTATTTTTTAAGGACCATTTCTCACTCTTCTTTATAATCTTCTGTGCTTTCTCCCTAGAGACACATTCCTGTGCTTTAGCTTGAAACTTTAACAACTTCTTCTCTGCTTTATTCAAGTAATGCTCCATAATAACTTTGATAAGGCAGATGCTAGTTCTTTATAACTGCTAGCTACGTATACTTGTCCTAGAACTACACTAATCGTAGCTACACTCCAGAACACATAGTACCACATAGACTTAACCTGTTTAGGTTGGTGGGGGATAGTCATGTTAACGTATATATAATAGGTATATCCAAAGATTCATTGAATCTTGAGTGGGAGTTGTGGTGGAATTGGGGATATAAGTATTAAGTAAGAGAGGAAGTGTTGTCTCGAAGAGACGACAGCTTCCTCATAGGGGCAGGGTCCACCCTTCCCTTCCCCTGTATAGGTAAGTGGTTGCCTAAACCCAGGTGGGGACACCTTTCTTACCATCAAATCCTCTAGCTTTTTGTCTTTGTTCAAGATTCATACCTAATACCATATGATTAGCGGCTGATTGGGGATCATCTCGCCAAGTATCTAGTATGTCTTGGAATTCATCACGGTTACGTTGTTTAACCATTTCGTAGGCGGAGATGGAGAGTGCATCTGTGAAATACTTGACGCCTTGGGCCAAACAGTCCAATCTGTCATCGTGTTTAACAGCTCCTTTTTCTCTACACATCCTAGACATCTGATAGAACAGCATATAGAGAAGACGTTC